GGCCAGCCGAGCACGCTGCGCAGCAACACCGGCGGCCCGGACCCGAAGGCCGCGAAGAAGGCAGCCGACGAGGCGAAGCGCGCGGCCGACGAGCGCACCCGCGGCTATCTCGAGCAGATCGAGGGCGAGCGCCGCGTGCAGGAGGAGGCCGACGCTGCGGCTCAGAAGTTCTTCGAGAACCAGCAGCGCCGGCGCGAGCAGGAAGCCGAGGCCGAGGCCCAGGCGCAGCGCAAGCGCGACGAGGGCGCGCAGTTCGCCATGGGCCTGGCCATCGGCGACGACCCGGTGGCCCGGCTGCAGCTTGAGCTCGAGCAAAAGAGCGCGCTGCTCCGCGAGTACGCCGCGCTCGATCAGGAGAACCTGGCGCTGTACGCCGCCGCGAAGGTGCAGCTCGAGCAGGACACCGCGACGCGCATCAGCGAGATCATGCAGCGCGAGCAGAACGACCGCATGGCCGCGCAGAGCCAACTGCTCGGCGCGACCTCGAACCTGTTCGGCAACATGGCCGCACTGGCGAAGCAGTTCGGCGGCGAGCAGAGCAGCACCTTCAAGGCCCTGTTCGCGGCTTCGAAGGCCTTCGCCATCGCCGACGCCGGCCTGAAGCTGAACATGGCGATCATGCAGGCGCTGGCCGACCCGACGGCGCTGACGCCGGTGCAGAAGCTCGCGAACTACGCGGCCATCGCATCGGCCGGCGGCGCTCTCATCAGCGGCATCGCCGGCATCAACTACGGCGGCGGCCGTCAGTTCGGCGGCCCCGTCAGCGCCGGCAGCATGTACCGCGTCAACGAGACCGGGGCGCCGGAGATGTTCGTCGGCAGCGGCGGCAAGCAGTTCATGCTGCCCACGTCGAGCGGCCAGGTCGTGCCGGCTGACGATGTCGGCGGCTCCGGCGGCTGGACCCTGATCGTCGAGAAACTGCCCGCCGGCCTGGACATCCGCCCGGCCGGCGTCGACAACGAGCGCCGCATCGTGCGCCTGGCCGTGGCCGAGATCTCGGGCCAGTTCCGCGAGAACAGCGGCGAGGCCTGGAATGCCCTCGCCGGCAGCAGCAACGTCCGAGGGAGGTTCTAGCCGTGCCCATCGCATACCCCGTCGGCCTGCCGACCGTGCTGGCCACCAAGCGCACCAGCAAGGGCGCCGCGTTCGGCATGGCCAGCCCGCGCCGCGGCACGCCCTACGTCGAGCCCACCGGCACCGACACGCCGACGGTCTTCGCGGTCGAGTGGCTGCTCAGCGAGGCCGACGCCGCGGTGCTCATCAACTGGGTCGAGGTCACGCTCGAGCGCGGCACGCTGGAGTTCACGATCCCGCTGCGCACCGAGACCGGCCTGCGCGAGATCACGGGCAACTTCCTGCCCGAAGGCCTGCTCGACCGGCAGCGCGACGGCATGCTGTGGCGTTACAGCGCGAGCATCGTCTCGCGCACCGGCACCGGCGCGCTGATCGTGCCGGCACCGCCCCCGCCCCCACCGCCGCCACCGCCGTCGGCCTCGGGCTTCTTCGTCAGCCCGTACCTCGGCGAGGTCGTGTTCACGGCCGGCGAGGGCGGCGCGAACGTCACGACCGAGCTGCTGGCCGCCGTTGCCGAGGCCAACGCGCGGGGCTTCTTCCTGAGCCTGCCGCCCTGGACGGTGCGCTTCCAGACCGCCTTCAAGACGAACAAGATCAAGGGCGTGCGCGGCCGGTCGCGGCTTGAGCCGATCACCCCCTTCGACTACTCGCCGACCTTCGCCAGCGAGTTCATCATCACGAACCAGAACGTCACGCAGGGCTTCGACGCTGCGACCGCCGACGACGTGGTGTTCCGCGACTTCGAGCTGAACCTCACGCCCACGGTCAGCAACGCCATGATCGGCATGCTGGGCATCAAGCGCGGCCTGTTCACCGGCCTGCGCCTCGTGGCAAACCGCAATGTCGTCGCCAGCAAGGCCGTGCCCGTCGGCAGCCTGCTCGACCTCTACTGCACGAACCGCAACGTCGAGGTCTACGACAACGACTTCGACAACGTCACCGGCGCCTACGGCAACCTCGGGCGCATCGGCCCCGACGGCGGCGCCTGCATGTGGGTGCGCAACCTGCGAGGCGGCACGGTCGGCCAGGCCGAGGCCTTCGCCAGCGAGAACATCACGGTGCACCACAACCGGATGCGCCACATGACCAGCGACGAGGTGATCGCGGTGTTCGGCGTGCGCGGCATCGTGCGCAAGGTCCAGATCCACAACAACGTCATCAAGGGCCTGCCGAGCATCGATGGCGTGCACCACGCCACCTTCGTGAGCGTGTTCCCGCTGAACGACGGCAGCGCGATCGGCGCAACGGCCGCCACCTACGACTGCGACTACTTCGACAACGACATCGAGGACGCCGCGGCCATGTACGACGTGCTGCGCATCGGCAACAGCGCCGACGCCTCGAACCTGAACTACAACAACCGCAGCCGGGGCAACCGCATCCGCTGGATTCGCAGCGACGACCCCGTCACCGGGCCGAAGGCTGTGTGGGTGGCCGAGGGCTCTGTCGGCGTCGACCCCGACGTGGCATCGGCCATCGTGCGCTGCGTCGAGGGCACCTTCGGCGCGGCCTATTTCAGCGACAGCAGCGGCAACACGAGCACCGACGACGTGGCCATCTGCCAGGGCGGCGGCGCCACCAGCGCGGCCGGCTTCAGCGGCTTCCAGAAGCTGGTGAACCCCACGGCCTACGGCGACATCTTCAACGTGGCCTTCAACTGCCGCATGGTCGAGGGCGGCACGCTCGAAGGCTTCGCGCGCATCTTCTACAACTGCCAGAAGGTCAACGGCACCCGCTACCGGAAGAACGGCGCGGGCGGCGTGGTGTGCGAGGTCGACAGCGGCTCGGTCGGCGTGTTCACGATGACAAACACCGAGGGCGAGACCTTCGGCGGCTTCATGAAGGTGGCCGGGTCGGTGCCGTCGGGCTCGATCGTGAACGCCTTCGCCAACGTGTGCGCCATGAGCGGCGGCGCGAGCTACTTCGCGCTTGAGAACCAGAGCACCGCCGGCGGCCTGCTGATCGCGCGCAACAACACCACGCGCGGCACGATCGGCGGCATCACGACGGGCTCGGGAACGATCACGCGCGCCGGCAACTACTGGAGCGGCACGACCGACTGACCATGCCGATCACCGAGCGCGCCTTCTGGGCCACGAAGCCGGTCGAGGCCCGCTTCGAGACCATCGTCTTCAGCCACGCGGAGTTCAGCGCGCCGGTGCGCCTGGTGCGCAACGAGTTCGCGGCGGTCACGCTGGGCGGGCAGAGCTACACGCCGGTCGCCATGGAGATTCGGCCGCCGGTGCCGGCCCCGGGCGAGCAGCCGAAGCTGGTCGTCAGCTTTGCGCGCCAGCAGGTCGGCCGCACCTTCAAGACGCAGCTGCGCCTGATCCGCGCCGCGGCCTCGCGCGTGCCGGTGACGGTGACCTATGCCGTGTGGCTGCAGGACACCGACGCGCCGAAGCGCTCGTGGACGCTGTACGCCGACGACAAGGGCGGCGTCAGCTTCAACGGCTCGACGGTGCAGGTCACGGCCACGCTCGACCGGCTGCGCCGCACGGCCCGCGCGCCGGTGTACCTGCCCGAGGTGTTCACGGGTCTGGAGCTTGTCTAGCGCTTCCTAGCATGCAGCAGGCGGATAGGGATGCAACCCGAAAAGCCTTCAGCAAGCCTGCCGCTCCTTCATGCTGACAAGGAGCTGACCTTGAGAACGTCTTTGAATGCCGACGAGCTTCGGCAATGGCTTCGATACGAGCCGGAAACAGGGCTTCTGTACTGGACTAGATCCAGACGCGGGCCCGCTTTCTGTGGCGCCGTCGCCGGTTACACCGATCGCTTCGGTTACGTGCTGGTCAAGTTCAAGCAGCGCAACTACAGGGCGCATCGAATCGCCTTTGCATTGATGAACGGAAGCGCCCCTGACATCGTGGACCACATCAATGGCAACCGGGCAGACAACAGGTGGTCTAACCTGCGAGTAGCCGACGCTGCAATCAACGCGCAGAACATTCGAAGAGCTAGGGCCGACAACAAGGCCACCGGCAAGCTAGGGGTGTCTGTAGCGCCGTCTGGCCGATTCCAGGCGCGAATCATGGTGAACAAGCGCTCTAAGCACCTGGGAAACTTCGACACGCCGGACCAAGCACACGCGGCATACGTCGAAGCCAAGAGACGCCTACACCGAGGCTGCACGCTGTGATGACGCCCGAGCAGTTCGCTGAACGCTTCATGGGTGTGGGCGGGCCGCGGTATCGGCGATGGTCTTCGTCGTGGGCGTTTTGCGATTGTTTCGGCGCCATCGTCCTCTACTGGCGCGAGGTCGTCGGTGTCGAGCTGGCGCCCGAGCCGGCCACGTGCAGCGGCATGGCCGACGGCTTCGCGGCTCTGGCGCCGGCCTGGCGAGAGTGCGGCCCGCTGCCCGGCGCCTGCGGCTTCATGGCCTGGGATGTCGGCCTTCCGCGCCACTGCGGCGTGCTGCTGCCCGGCGGCGACCTGCTGCACACGGAAGGCCCGAGCCCCGGCGGTGCTGGCGGTCCTCGCATCACGCGGCTGGCGGCGATGGCCCGGCTGTACCCCGACCTGCGCTTCTACGAACCCACCGCGAAAGCCGTCGCCCCATGACCGCCACGCTCATCGTCCTGCGCGACCCGGCCGGCATGCTCGGCCGCGAGGCTCACCAGCTGAACGGCACCGAGCCGCTGCAGCACCAGATCGAACGCCTGATGCCCGGCGGCGGCGCCGAGTGCGAGGTGCTCATCAACTGCGAACGCATCGACCCGCTCACCGACGAGCGCCTGGACGCGCCCCCGCAGTGCGGCGACACGGTCGTCGTCGTGCACCGGCCCGCCGGCCCGGTCCCGGCCTGGGTGCTGATCGCCGGCGCGCTGCTGGCCGTGGCCGCGTTCGCGCTGATCCCGAAGCTGCCCGAGACGCCCACGGCCACCGACAGCCCGAACAACCGGCTGACCGGGCAGACGAACGTGGCGCGCGCCTACCAAGGGATCCCCGACGTGTACGGGCGGCGCCTGGTGTTCCCTGACCTGATCCAGCCGAGCTACGAGGAGTACATCGACGGCGAGAAGGTCGTCACCGAGCTGATGTGCATCAGCCGCGGCGAGGGCCGGGTGACGGAGGTCAAGTCGGGCGACACGCCCCTGTCGGACATCGTCGGCGCAAGCTATCAGGTCTGGGCGCCGGACTTCGTCGGCCCGCCTGCGCCTGGCGTGCCGGGCAGTTACCCCGAGGCGCTGCAGACGGTCGTCGGCCCGGTCTACGAGACCTCGCGGTCTCCGAACGTCAACGGCCAGGAACTCACGCTGGCCACGAGCGCCGATGCACTTATCACCCCGGCGACGCTGTTCTTCAACAACACCTCGCAGTTCACGCTGACTTTCACCGACGGCGCGCAGTGGGCCACGCTGAAAGGCCTGGCGCCTTCCGGCTCGTGCCGGGTCACGTTCTCATGGGTCCACCCCGGGCCCGGCGTCGACTACGGCGACACGCACGACCTGACCAGCACGGTCGTCTCGTTCGTCGTGACCGGCAGCGACGTGACCTTCACCTTCCTGACGACGGGCTACGTCTTCGGCGGCGGCGAGCCAGGGGGCCACACGACCACCGTCACGGCCACGATCTACGCGGCGGCCACCAGCTCCAACGATGTCGGCCCGTTCACGCTGAGCGCCGACGCGGATCGGCTGTGGTGGAACGTGGTCTTTCTGCGCGGCCTGGTCGGCTCTGTGCAGGTGCAGGCTTCGTGGGTGCAGGTCGACAGCAACGACGTGCCGATCGGCGGCACCTCGGGCACGACGACGACCTACACCGGCAACAGCCTGGACACGCACGCCTTCACGACGAAGGTCACGCCGTCCGCCGGTCTCGGCCGCTACCGCATCACCTTCCGGCGGCTGACCGCCGACCTGGGCAACGGCGCCGACGTGGCGAAGCTCGAGACGCTGTACGGCGTGCGCTACTTCGCCACCAAGAGCTTCCCGGGTGTGACGATCATCCGCGTGACCACGAAGGCCACGCCGTCGGCGACCAGCGTGCGCGAACGAAAGTTCAACTGTGTGTTCGAGCGAGCCGTGCGCGGGCTGGCCACCGACGTGCTGGGCTACAGCCGGAACTTCGCCCGCGCCATGGCCCACCTCTGGACGATCAGCGGCCAGCCGATCAGCGAGCTCGACACCGCGGCGCTGGCGGCGATCAACACGTCGCTGGGCGAGACGAACGCGCTGCTGCGCTTCGACGGCAGTCTCGACGACGCCACGGTCAGCCTCGAGGAGCGCATGCAGCTCATGGCGAACCACGCCCGCTGCCTGTTCTGGCGCGATGGCACGAAGTGGACGGTCACGCGCGACCAGGCGCGCACGACGCCCGAGCTGCAGCTCGACTACCGCAACCTCGCCGGCGGCGCTGACAGCGTCGTGAGCGAGAGCTTCCACCTCCCGGGCAGCTTCGACGGCGTCGAGGTCGAGTACGTCGACGAGGCCAGCGGGTCGAAGAAGGCTTACGTGCGCATCAACATCAGCGGCGGCGCCCCGGTGGTCGGCGCTGTCGGCAACCCGCTGAAGGTGCCGCTGCCCGCCTGCACGACGGCATCGCAGGCCCTGAACCGCGCGCAGCTCGAGGCCCGCAAGCTGCTGTACCAGCGCACCAGCGTCGCCGACACCGCGCTCGGCGACGCCCAGCAGCTGGGGCCCGGCAGCCTGGTGCGCTGGATCGACCCGAACGACTTCGCCGGCGACGACGGGCTGCAGGCCGGCGAGGTGCTGGGCATCGCGGGAAGCGTCATCACGACGAGCGAGCCGCTCGACTTCAAGGGCGAGACCAGCGGCCGGATGCAGTTCACCGGCGCCGACGGCCTGCTGCTGGGGGCGCCTGTCGTGTGCACGCCGGTCAGCGGCCAGCCTTACCAGGCCACGCTGGCGAGCGTGCCGGGCGGCCTGTACGTGGCCAGCGCGCCGGCATCGCAGGTCGGCAGCCGCTACGCCTTCGCCGTGGGCCTGACGGGCGCCGAGGTCGAGGCGGCAGGCCTCTACACCGTGACCGAGCCGCGGCCGAACGGCGACGGCACCTGGTCGCTGTCGATGGTGAACTACGCCCCCCGGGTGTACGCCGCAGACTGAGCGGTCTCGGTCCCTAGCATCCGCCGCAAAGCGGACCAGCGAGCCGCATCACCGCCGCGCCGGCGGGCTGCGCCGGCTCTCAACCCGAGAGCTTCCATGATCGAATCCCTGCTCATTCTCGGCGGCGCTGTCGCAACCTACGTCGGCGTCGCCATGCGCCAGCGCGTGCCGGGCGAGCCCTGGCTCGACACCATCGTCCGGCCGTTCGGCGCCGGCGGCCCGGGGCCTCGCCGATGAGGGCGCTGCTGCTGCTGGCCGGCGTGGCGGGCGCCCATTCCGCCTACTACCTGGCGCCGACCATCGAGGACCGCGGCTGGTGGGCCTACGTGGGCACGCACGGCCTGCTGATCGCGGCGCTGGCGCTGCTGCTGCCGTCGGCCTCGCGCGGCCGCCTCGGGTTCGTCGGCGCGGCCGCGTGCTGGTGGGGCATCGTCGAATCGGGCCAGGCCGTCGGCTGCTCGCTGCTGGCGTGGCGCTCGGTCTCGAATGCCGACCTGTGCGAGCAGGTCTTCGGGCACGAGGTCTATCTGCTGGCTGCCGCGCTGGCCGTGGCCTGGCTCATCACCGACCGCTGGTGGAGGCTGCGCCATGGCTGAGCCTCAGACCACTGCAGCCGGCAGCGCCTTCGGGCTCGGGCTGGTGAGCGCGGTCCTCGGGCCGGTGCTCGGCCACTGGGCGCTGATCTTCGTCGGCGCCGGCCTCGGGGCGTTCCTGGCCGTGTCGGCGGCGAACACGTCGACCGTCCGCGCGGCGCTGCCGGTGCTGGTCAAGTCGCTGGCCATCGCGCTGATGCTGACCGGCGCGACGGCGACGATCATCGCGCCGCACGTGGGCACCACCGTCGACGTGCTGCTGCCGCCGCTGTCCTTCCTGCTGGCCTGGCGCCACGACAAGGTGGGCGCGCTGATCGACTGGGCCGTGGGCTTGATCCGACCGAAACGAGGCACCGAATGACTGTCCTGCTGTCTTTCATCGGCCTCGCGCTCGCCGCGCTGGCCTTCGTCGTCTCGGCGCGCATGACGCGCGACTCGAAGTTCGTCGACAGGCTCGGCGCCGCGGTGGCCGGTGGGACAGGGCTGCTCGTGCTGGTGGCCGCCACGCTGCGGCCGGATCTGCTCTGGCCGTCGCTGGCCTGCCTGGTGCTGTCGGCGGCCTGGTTCGCGCTGGCGCCGCCGGTCGAGCTGGTGCAGGCGAAGGCGCCGGCGTCGCGGTGGCACCGCGAGGGCGCCTGACCATGCCGCGCACCATCGACAACTGGCGCGGCGACGCCCGCAGCCTGCGCAACCTGCAGGGCGTGCACGACGACCTGGTGCGCGTG